AGCAGGATTGATGTAGTCTCGCCCCTGTACCCAGCCGCCGTTACGAGTTCCGTGACCATATTGCAGAATGATCGCAATAGGAACTCCATTTTGAATATTTGAGTTGTGAAAACTTATCGTAGCTGACCCATTCTTGATTACGACCTCGTAATACCATGAGTTAGCAGTTTGACCGGTATCGACAGGAGTTGCAGACGCAAGGGCGGCGACACCTTCTCGGCCGTACTTGTCAAGATCTCCAAGCCGAACGGCCTTTTTAGCACCTTCCATAAACCGTATGGTTTTAGAAAAGTCGCCCTTATGTCTGAATGACACCATGTCTTACCCTCCAATCATTTCTTTTTAAGGTAAGTGGAAGAACAGAAGCCAACGAGACCACTCGGAGTCTTGACGTAGAGCCATCTGACACCGTTAGCGGCAACACTGTAATAGCCATAGTTCTTAACCACTGTGCCTCCGGAAAGAACTCCAAGAGAAGTCTTCTTGGTATTGGCTCCGGAACGAATGTGAAGACCAACAGAAGCGGTAACTTCATAACTTCCGGCAATGGACTTATCGAACTTCTGCGCGTAATCAACTTTAGTAGTCGTGGAGGGTGCAGGTTTTACAGTTTCAGTCGGAACCGTATCGGTAGAAGCATACTTGTCGTAATACTTCTGACCATAAGTAGTTCTCTTGATCTGAACAGACTCACTCTGATTTGCAGGTCTTTCGAACTTGGTAAGAATGGCATCGGAAGCGGTGCGAATGTTCTTCGCATTCTTCAGCGTGTTCAGTACACTCTTGTAAGACTCGCTCAGTTCCTTATACAGGAACTCAAGCTGCATAGTCAGATCACCGATAGACTTCTTCTTACTCTGGGCATACTTCAGGAGGTTCTCTTTACGAGACCAATAAGTCCACTGAGCCAGTCCATAACCGGCAGAATCTCGAACGAAATTGGTATAACTACCGTTATCAACGGCGGCAGTATAACTTGCATCGGTATAACCGAGCTTCTTTTCATAAGTATTCTGGAGGTTGTTTGGCTGAAGAGCGGATTCGGCATAAAGATTGCCCATCAGTCCTGCAACACCGTAAGGATTGCCGATTTTATTCATCAGGAAATCCCAAATGGTCTTTTCAGCAGTTGTGGTGCTGACAGTCGGGGTAGTGGTCACAGGCTTATTGGATGTGGTAGACTTGACATCATATTCGATGTACGGCAGCTTGCCATGCTTCGTCCAATTACGGGTGTTATAACCCGACTTAGAGCAGTTGCAGGCAGTAATCTGCACGCAGTTCTTCCATCGCGGCGTACATTCCACAGCGAGGCCATCGCCGATATAAACGCCAATATGTCCTTCACACCATACCGCTTCGCCAACTTCAATGTTGGAGAAATCGGTGGAAATATCAGAACACAGTCTAATCATACCGTTGGCATTGGTGTCGGGAACGCCATTTGCCTTGTAAACTGCACCGCCATAGGTCTTGAATTTATCACCGTTCCACCCCCAAAGAATACCTTTGAGAAGGCAAACACAGTCAAATCCAAAAGTATCGGCAGTTGCAGCCTGAATGTATTTGGTTCTGGCAGCCTGTTTGTTGTAACTATGGTTGTTACAATAACGGGTTTTGTTTTTGCTGTTCATAGGGGCGCCAAAGCAACCCATAACATACAGCGTTTTGTAGTTCTTTGCGACATCTTCCAATTTCTTTACGAATTCGGAAGCTTTCATTACAGCACTCATAGTAAAATGCTCCTTTCTCAGATTTCGCTTTCAACTGAGCCGTTTACAAAAGCACTGACTGCGGTATTGGTCTGCAAGAGCTTGTTCATATCACCGAGAGCTTCGTCAACCAGTTCACTGAACTTGTCAAATGAAATGATCTTAGCCAACCATGTGAATTTGCTCACGAACATGTCGTAAACCTGTCTAAGCTTAAGCTGACCGGTACCGCCGCCGAGTTCTTTCTCAGCAATGGTGGTAGCATAAACGAGCCATTCACGAATCTTTTTCATCTGCTCTTCTTTGGAGCTTTTGAAAAATCGAATAGCAAACACGACACCAACCGCGATTGCGGCAATAATAAGAACGATAAACGCCCAGTTTTCACTAATGAATTCCATGTTGTTCCCCCTTTCATCCAACTGGTCCATCGGGTTCCGTATCTTCTGTGGTTTCAGCTTCGGATTGATTAGCTTTGTGCTGCTGCCAGATCTTCACGCCATTTTCAAGACCTGCCTTAACCAGATACATGAACACACAGTTTTCAACGAGATTACCCGTTGTCGTGATTAACTCACCCAAATAGGTGAAATCTTGGTAAATGACCATAACAGACATAGAATAGAGCTGCACGATCATATAGAAAAAGAAGCAGATCATAACTGCCTTTTTGCTGAACTCCCAAACCCATAAAAGAGAATGAGAATTCTTCTGCACTTCACTTCGTAAGCGCTGCTCTTCCTGTTTCCAGTAGAGTTTGACATTAAGGCATTTCAATCGCTTCTCGTAGAATTTGTTATACCATTCCGTCAGTTTGTTCATTTGAATCACCCCTTCGAATTGAAACGACGCTTATTAGCTGCATTCAAAGCAGCATTACGCTGATACATTTCACGCTTGCTTCTCTTTTTCGGAGGAGAATTTTTAACATTACACACTCGAATAAGAGTTAAAAGACGATTCAAATGCCATTTCTGGAACTCAACGGGAATGTTATAAGCAATCATCCAATAATAAATAAGCTCCGAAGTAACTGTGTCCTTGCTTCCTTTCTGAGTTTTATCCTCATAGAAACGAGTAGCAGTCATCGGAGCTTCGATATAATGGTTGATTGCAGCATAGTTTTCGGCTGAAAGCCTTGAGTATACTTCTGGGTCAACATTCTGGGTTAAAGTCATGCACCTGACATAATCAAGAATTTCTTCTTCAGTCTTTTTCTGCTTGCCAAGAAAGGCTTTATTCCATTTGCTTTCCCATTTTGAAAGAGAGACCAAAGAATGCTCCAACTGCAAATGTTGTTCTTTCTTGTAGATGAACTCTTCGTTGATCTCGTCGAAATACTCAGCAGCCGGCACGACAATTCTCAGCATTCTTCAGTCCTCCGAGTTTTTGATGTTAATTAGTCGCTACGGGAGCCACAGCAGGTGCAGCCACATTACCCTTAGAACGCATAACAGCGTTCACGAAATCAGCAGCATACTTGTCATCGGTGACAAGCTTCTCAAACAGCACCTCATAAGCAGGAGTTTCCATGAAAGAGCGAGAAATTTCCTCGGACTTCATGAAGCGTCTGCCATCTTCAGACTTCACACCATAAGACTTGGAAATGAAGTTCTCGAAGAAGTCCATAATCTTGGCTCCATCGAGGCTTGCAGCAATGCTTCTGAGCTGGACATCATAGCCGCCCTTTGCGCTTGCCTGCATCTTTACGATTTCAGGCTTGGACAGGTCGAAGTAAAAGTCTTCGGTTCTCTGAACACCGTTCAGGTCATTGTAAATAATAACTTCCTTATGCATTGAATTTTTCTCCTTTCAAATAAAAAGAGGAGCCGCCAGCTTACCTGAATACGGCTCCCATAGATTTGGTTTTTAAGACTTAGCCGGCAACGGCTACAGTCTCGTTGAACATAGCAATGATCTCATCGGGCATAGGCAGACGAGGAGCCACAGCTTCAGTAGTAGTGTCACCCTCAGTGACAGCATCCTTACCATACAGAACTTCCTCCAGCTTAGCCATGAACTCGGCACTGAACTTAGTGGAATCAAAGGTCAGAGTAGCAGTAGGCTTCAGCTTCTTACCGTCGATCTGAGTATTGATAGCCACAGGAGTGGTGCTGACTTCCCAAGACATAGCGGAAGGCTCAACAGAGTCGCCGATAGTGTCGTGACCCTTTTCGGAAGGAGCAGCCAGACAGCCGTAAACCAGATGCAGCTTATAACCGTAATCGTTCAGCTCAGTATCGTTACCGATGAGAGTACGATAAGCAAAGCCGAAAGTCTTACGAGACTGCTGACCTGCGTAAACGCCGGGCATGATCTCAACAGAGCCATCACACTCAGCGAACTCAGGGGGGTACATGTAGGCTTCGATAGTGCAGCCAAACTCCTCGTTACTTACGATGTTGGCATATTTGATGTTGTCAGCGTAGATAGGGGAAGCTTCTGCACCGGAAGGACTCTCGGTGACATTAGTCAGGCCGTTCCAAGGAACACCGGCACCATAAGTGCCACCAGCCTGCATAGGATAGAGAACGCCATGGTCGCAACCGACTTCATACAGACGCTCGCCAATTTTATCCCAAACAATTTTGGACATATGATTTTCCTCCTTATGATTAGAAATAAAGCAAGAAACGCCAGTTATTCAGGTTCTCGCTAGGATAATGTCGATCGAATTGACATGTTGGCAGTTGTGCTATCATGTCAACAAAAGAACTATCGGGATTCTTATCGATAAGAGTTACCCAATACCTCTTCCAAGATAAATAAACCCTGTCATCAGCGTGCGTGTTCTCGATGTTGTCAAGACCGTACACGATGGCAGGGTAATTTATCTTTACTGACTCGGGAGGTTGAAAATACACATTTCGACTCCCCAGAAGGTCTTCCAACAGGGTCTGTAGATCTAGTCTATTCGCCATTGTATACACCTCCCACGGTCAGTATCAGTCTAGGGTACTGAACTTCGACACTTATGATCTTCCATTTAGCACCCATAAACCCAACGTATTTCATCAAGTGGAAATTCTCACTGGCGAACGGATCGGCTAAGATACTGATCTCATTCGCAACATTGATGTTGTCGTTGAGTTGATCTGCTGACTGAAGTCTCCTTGTGTTGCGGACCAGCTCACCATAGTACATACGCTCGGTGATCTTCTCTTCCCAAACACCAGGGGCTGTTTCTTCAGTTACAGCATAGCCGATTGGTCCGTAAAATTTCGCCATTTTGAATTTCCTCCGTGATTATTAGGCGCCAGTAGTATCTTCCTTCTCCTCAATAACGATGGCAGACTTAATTCTGGTAAGCTGACCAGACTTACGGGTCTCAAGCAGAGACTGGAGCTGGTTGAACTTGATATCGAAGTCAGTGAAGTGAGTTACGTCGCCGCCCTTGGAAGCACCATAACCATAGTCAGCCATGTTCACACAGATAGCGTGTAGCTTGTGTTTATTACCGTCAGCATCAGTACGAACCTTACCCTCAAACTGGGTAACCTCGTAGATGTTTGCAACACCCAGAGCCGCAGCCAGCTCAGTATCGGTCTCGTAAATACGACGGCCATTACGGTCACGAGCCAGGATCATGGTGTTGTGCATATCGGTAGTGATGAACAGATCAGGCTTGCCAGTACCGCGGAAGTCCTTACGAGCCTTGCGCAGAGCAGTGACCATAGCCTCAGCATAGATGAAGCTCTCGCCGAAATACTGCTCAGTGTTAGTACCCTGAAGCTCCTGTGCCATAGCAGCAAAGTCAACATCCTTATGGATGGTGTACAGTTCATCGTCGGTCCAGATAGGACGGATCTTGTCAGGGAAGATCTTCTCGGGATCACCGTCAGGACGATCGTCACCCAGCATGGTAGCAACAGCCAGAGTCTCCTTCAGAGAAATCTGGTCGATGCCATACTGGAACTGAACATAATCGAAATCTTCGATGTCAGTCACATCGTCACGATGCAGCTCAGAAGTCACATAAACAGTCTGAGGATCGGTAGTACGTCTCACCAGAGAATAGTTGCCGGTCAGCTTCTTCTGGTTGCCCTTGGTGTAGCCCTTGGCCTGAAGAGCATCGATGTTGCGGATATCCACATGGGAAGTACGAACACGACCGTGGGGGATCTTCTGAGTCTTAGCCATAATAGCATCAACCCAGCCCATGTCGTTGGTGATGAGTTCGGGGGTACGGCTGGGATGAGCCTCGACATAGTCGGGGAACAGAGTGGTCACATTGCCGTCACCAGTCTGAACAAAGCCGCTGATTTCACCATGCTTGAGTTCGTCAGCGTGCTCCTCTGCGTAAATTTTGATAGCGGTACGGAGAGAGCCAACGTTGGGAGACTTAGCCAGCATCAGAATCTCACCCTGAGCCGCATGAGACAGGACATTCTTCTGATCCTGCTTATCGGTGTCAAAAACATTATGTTTCATGATAGTTTCCTCCTTATTGGATTCAGATTTCTTTTCGGGATCGTCGGAGCCTTCTTTAGACTCACCGTCGGACTCGCCTTCGAGAGCTTTGGTTACCATGTAATACATAGCGTTCTGCTGCTTTTCATTCATGGTAGCGATAATATCGGCGATAGTTTCATCATCCTTGTTATCATCTTTCTTTTCCTCAGCCTTATCTTCGGGCTTGTCCTGTTTCTTAGCGTCGTCTCCGTCATCTTTCTTCTCGTCAGACTTAGTGTCTGCATGAGAAAGAACCAGAGGCATACCAGTGTAAATGATGGCAGATTCATCAGAATTCTCGCCGTGTGCCAGCATAGAATCAATGAAAGCGCCAGGATTTGCACCCTTATGAACCAGACTCACTTCACAGATACAGCCGTGAATAACATCAGAACCATTCTGCTTAAGCTGGTTGGCATAAATAGACAACGCCACAATATCGCCGTGCTTTACCAGAGCCTTTGCAACTTCACCGGATTCAGTGTCATTGAAGAAGCCATAGGTATACACGCCATCCTCGTGATTCTCAAGCCAAGCATGACCGAGAACATTACGAGGATCGTTGTGCTGGTGATTCCAAACAAGCGGGACTTTAACTCCATCGTTGTCCTTAAACGCATTGTGGCGAATGACTCTGCCATCGGAGCATTTAAGATCATTTCGAGTAGCCCAGCCGCCGAAATCACAAGCTTCAACCTGGAATGCTCTTTCCATTTTGAATTTCCTCCTTATTTCGAGATTGTTTAGTGACCCTTTTTCACTCAAATGAAATTACTCCGGAATTTCCTCCATCTCTTTCGAGACAACAGGCGGGTCCGAAGTAGATTCGCTCGGCGCGCTCAGGTTCTTGTTCCTAAGCTCGTCAGCCCTCGGATCATCCGAAGGTTTCATGCCGACAACCTGCCTGATTTCATTCGAAGTCATGATTTCATTTCGAGTGAACTTATCAGCAATTTCAGCGATATCGTTTACCGGTACAAGTTTGAACGGGTCTCTAAAGAACGAAATCGACTGGAGTTGTGATCTGGCAGTTTTGGTTAGAAACTTTCGTTTCATTTCATCAACAATCGCAGAAATGATAGGCTCGATAGTTCGGTTGTTGTAATTCAGCATAGTCTTTTCGTCTGCCGTACCATCCAAAATGCTCTGAGTGATTCCCAACTGGCTATAAAGCATACTCGTTAAGTATTCAATCTGGGACATCAGGTTGTTATTGACAGAACGATTCAACTGCGTGATTCTTTCGGTACCATCGGTATAAGCGATACCGTATTTGGAACCGGACAACTGACCTTCGATATCTTTACGCCTATTTTCGGCTTGTTGACGCCTTGCTTCAGTCTTGATGACATAAGGCAACTGGATAATTAAATCAAGTTTTCCAGAACCACTCTGTTCATCAATGACATCAAGTAGGTTAAGTTTACGAATGAGCCTCTGCATGGTAGAGTTGGGCTCATTGATAACTGCGTACAGCGGATTTTCAATAATCGCAACTGTACTCTTAGGCACCACAATGTCTTCTTTCTTGCCGGTTCGTTCATTATAGACACGAATGCGAATATACATTGGGTACCAATCTAAGATCTGACCGACTCTCATAGACTGAATGTCGTAAGAACCGGTGATGGTGGGATTTGTCGTAGTATCAACAGGAACGATTGCAACGCTGCCTTCATCAAACATGGAAATAACCACATCTTGAATAAAAGCACGAGCAGTCTGATCGATATTGGCCTCGACCGTAAGACAGTTGTTTAATCCATCCTGAATAACCGAAACAAATCGATCATTTTCATCCAAACGGATATGCTGAATTTTCAGAGCTGCCACGTCGAGAGCGATACGGTTATAAACCGAAGTGACGATCGACCTTTCATTGCCTCTTGACAAACGGGGTCTATCGGGTCGATATGAATAGCTCATACCGAGATTACGATAGTCCATATAAGCATTGCCATTAAAGGCATTCCAGGCATGTTTCAGTCTGGAACCAAAAGACATTTCCATTTTGAATCGTCACCTCCTTTACACCATATCAACATTTTTCTTTTTGTACGCGACACGACCAGACGCCCAAATACCGTTCTTCAGTTGCGCCATATCGTAACCGTTATCAGCGATTGCCATATGCACGCCAACTTCACCACGCTTAGCAACGAACCGCACTACTCGCCCATACGGAGCAGTAATATTGTGGGTAGACTGGTTCATCAGTTCTGCCATTTTTCGGTTATAAGCATTGATAGTTGCCGAGCTGAGTTTTCCTTTAGAAGTCACAGCATTCGGGTCACGTAAAAGCTGATCGATATATCGATCGAGTTCCTTAGAAATATCTTTTCGAGCTTTGGACACAATTTTGTCGTGGTTCTTATGCGCCCACTTTGCATCTTTCTGCTCCAAACGCTTCTGACCAGCAGGGGTCAATGAACCGTCTTTGTTCTGATAACGACGAACACCCCAACACATTCCTTTAATGCCGTGGTGACTAAGCTCGTCCATTTGACCACCTCCTTATTCAAAAGCATCTCGATTGAGTTTGTAAGCAATATAAGCATCCATCAATGCTGCGACAGCGTCGATCTTCTGTTCATATCGCTTCTTGAGAAGTTTGCGGTTTCCGTTTGTATCTTCCAGGGTAATACAGTTACCCATTGCAAAGGTCATAAGGTCCTCGTCGAATTTCAGCAATCTTTCTTCGGAAAGTTTCTTTAATTCACCAAGCGGAACCGATTCGGTCTTAGCACCCTGAATAACCTTCTCGATTCCAAACGGACCGTTTTCCTGTTCCCATCTGGCTACGAACTCTTTGGCGTTATAAGGGTCAAAGCCCAGACAGCGAACATCATAGCCGCACTCGGTAATGTGATTGTCGAGATCTTCATAGACATCCATCATGTCAAGCACGGCACCCTCTAAAACAATTAAACTGCCCTCAGCCATGAACTGGTCATACTTCAGTCGCATAGCACCCGGCAGTTTCATCAGAGTCGTAGAGGTTATATAATTTCGTGTTTTGATTCCAAAAGAGCCATCCGACAACGGGAACAAGAAAGTAAAGGCACAGAAGTCATCGCCTTGCGACAAGTCTGCACCGAGAGAACAAGGCATCTGCCAATAGTCTCTCTTTCGATGGGGGAGTGTTTCTTCATATGTAAAGTAATAAGTATAACCCTCCATAGGCAAACCGAATCTCTTGGCAAGAATGTCGTTTCGTGCAGCAGGAGCTTTTTCGGCTCTTTCCACATCCAACTGATAAGTCTCATAACTTACGGTCTTGCCGAGATTGGGGTTAGCCTTAACCCACATCTCAGGATTTCCAACTTCATCGATGGAATCCAATTTATACCACCAGATAGACACATGGGGGTTAATGTAATCACCCTTGAGGATGTCCATCAACTCCATTTTGATTGTGTCACCGCTTCCGTTACGGACAGTACCCTCAGAGCTGATAGCTACAATGATGTAGTCATTCACCTTAGAAGCACCCTGTTCGATTGCACCGATAACATCCTCTCGAATGTCACCGGAAAGCCATTCGTCCACAGTTGCAACTTTGATTTGCAAGCCCTGGAGCTTATTGATGCTCATAGGGCGAACCTCAAGCAAAGAACCAGTCAAGAAATTCTCGACACCTTTCTTTGTAGAAGCCAGCTTCGTACGATTGGCTTTAGCGCCAGTAGTATTTTGTAACGAGCCTTCTGTCAGAAACTGAAACAGAGGTCCTCGGGATCTCGTAATAGCAGTACGAAGAGGAGACATAACCTCTTCAGCCTGCTTCATGGTCGGCGCAGTCGTAATCTGGTGAGTAGTCGAGGTATCAACATTAAGAAAATAGCCCTGAAGTGTGGAAGCATACATAGACTTCGCTGCACCTCGGGCTACAATCAAATATTGCTTGTTGATTAGTCGTTTCTTCACCGTCTTTCTGACATAGTGACCGCCATGACCATCAGGATTAGGTTGGAATACACTTCGTTCAACGAAATAGTACCAACCAAAGATTTGTTCGCCCCATAACTTGAAAGTGTCGAGCAAACTAAGGTCTGAACCGTCGGTCAAGGTGAGTTCTGATTCGCAATAAGCAATCCATCCCTCAACAGCTTGATCGTCGTAGTAAACGCCTGGATTAGCGATAAGATCATCGATGCGGTTCATCTCCATCGAGATCTCTTTATTCACCGGAATTTCCCCTCGAATAACGGCAGCACGAAACATGCCGTAATATTTGGGGACGGCAGTGTTAGATAATGCCATAGTGGGTTCTCCTTTTAAGAAACGGCTTTCTTTGCTTTCAGCATTCCGTCAACGATGGTCTTGATCTTACCATAGTTATTGTAAATGGTGAGAGCAGTAGTAGTAGCTGTTGCTACACCGGTTGCAACTTTCAGAGATTTGGAAACGAACTCCTTACCTTTGTTGGTGTCAGCACTCGTCAACTGACTGTACTGCTTTTCCATCTGAAGACGGTTCAAGCGATTTCGCAGTTCAGCATCGCTCATGTTTTTTACACTCTTGCCGGTATGGGCTTTAGTGTAATCCTCATGAGCAGGATCTTCGGAACGAGATTGTTCACGCTTTTTACCGGCTGCGGTTCGAGAGCCATCTTTATTCTGGAAACGACGGACACCCCACTTCTGGCCTTTAATACCATGATGCTCAAGCATCTCTTCATGCTTTTCCATTTTGAAATTCCTCCTCTCTTTAATCTGGATCAACGACTACATTAATTCGCCACTCAAGTTCCTGAATCTGTCGATTGATAGCTTCAATGACAGCGGCACTCGAAGAATTAGAATCAAAAGTCTGCTTGACCTTTAGATAGACATAAGTCCTCACCATTTCGAGACGAGGATCATCATACAGGAAGTCTGACCATACTGCTCCTGCATCTTCGATACGGAAACCCTCTTCGGGACCGACACCGAGCTGCGTAAGAACAGAGAAAGCAGAGTTAATGTGCATGATGATGTCTACATCAAAGTGCTCATACTCTTCAGTGATTCCGAGCAGTTTCTTGATCGATGTCAGTATGCTTTCCATATCGATTTCTCCTTACTGTCTTACGGCAATGTATTTCTTCATGCAGAAACCTTCAATGCCAGCAACGGTACAGACCGCATACCATTCATCGGTAGAAGCCTCAAGGTCAATCTTGACTTCATCAAGACAAGACACAATAGCTACTACTTCGGAATCCTTATTGGGTTCCTTACGAATGTTCAGCTTCAGACAATCGGTAACAACACCGATAACATCTTCAACTGCTTCTTCGTTTTCTTCGACCCTGGTGTCCTCAGCGATTTCAACCGAATCAACAAGAACGGGGTCTTCGTGATGTTTGTGAGACATTTGAAATACTCCTTTCATATTTTTCGCCAAGGGCAAGTGTCGTTGCGACTTCGCTGAATTGGCGCAATGATTAACAGACTTTCATCTCCATAGTGAATTGCGTTATGGGTATTAAGTCTTGTGCAGATTGCGTTCTCCGGGTCGAAGACGCAAGGATTTCGATTAAGGATGTCTTCATAGGTAATTGGATTTAGATGATGGATAAGCACCGAACCATAAATCTCAAATCCGGGGACACCTAAGTCGCATCCGTTATCTCGAATGATAATATCGTCTCTGAAGCTTAGCCACTCGTCGGAATGATAAAATTCTTGGTTGAGCCAACGCTGAAAACCAAAAGTTTCTTTTCCGACAATGCCATCCAGCTTGAGATATCGAAAGCGTTCCTCAAATGTTGGTAGAGTGATAAGTTCCGAATAAGTTCTAAAACTCATCCTCGTCACCTCCAGCACCAGAATATCTACGAAATGCTGTGAGGGCTTTCTCATAAAGCTCTTTGGCTTCGCCATTCGAGTTGATACTTCTGGTTTTAGCGTCCATTAGTTCTTTCTGCTTCTCAAGAATCTCTTTTTCAAGTTTCTCCTTGGTTGAGCCAAGCTTCAGATAATGTGTAATGACCTGAGAAGAAGCAGTTCCGTCTCTGAGCTGCTTTTCAGCACACTGGACCGCCAATGAAATCATCAGATTCTCTTGAGCTTCAAGTGTCATCGGTGGTCTCGATGTGGTTTGCTTTTCAGAAGAGCGAGAAGCTTTTGCTTTTGGCATGTTCACTGCCTCCTCTCTTAAGAAATGGTACGGGTAACAGGACTCGAACCTGCACAGTATTGCTACCAATAAATTCTGAGTCTATTGCGTCTGCCAATTCTGCCATACCCGCCTATATGTACAGCACTTTCATATAAAGGAGACTTCCTTTTATATGGGTTTTGGTACAGTATTTGAGTGAACTTACAGAGCTGATTTTTCACAATCATTCACCGAAAGGAGAAAAGAAACATGAAAGGAGGTTCACTCATGAAAAATTTTGCCAACCCTGTAAGCTCGCTCAAATACTGCACCGCCAAAAAGGTAAAGACCGCTCCCAAAAATCTCCCCCGGAGAAATTTTTAAGACCGACGCGATGAGGGAGGGGGTGTAGTTTTGGCAGACCCCCCTATACCCTTTAAGGCTGCGTCACGGCAGTGCCGACAACCGTGATATTGTTGTAGTAATTTGAAAACACGAACAATTACATTTTTCAAATGAATTTCATTCAGAAGAAAAAGAAAGTGAGGACAGGATGGGTTAGGTCCTGTCCCCGACGAAGTTCTGTTAAGTTCTTCGTTTTACTTTCTTGTAAATGTTCATGAAATCGTGCTTGACTATTTCGTCGATTGCTCTTTCGATTTCTTCATCGTTTTCTTGGTCAGAGAATTGATCGGAAGTTTTAGCAATTCGAGCTAAGTAAGCACAAGAATAGTAACCTTTATCGACATCAAACCTGAACCAATCGGAGAACTGTTCGAATGGATCGAAAGGATTGTCGAATGTGGTTAATGCAACAGAACCATTCATACTAGGTCACTCCTTTCAATTCAAGTAGTCGGACACAGTGCTTGTAGAAACGCCAAGAGCCTCAGCAATTTCAGATGTGCTATAGCCAGAAGCATTCATAGATGCAATCTTAGCTTGCTTAGCCTGACTGAGTGATGTTGTTGCACGGGGAGTAGCACGCTGTCTAAGGCTATCTATGTCCACATTGTCGATGATCTGAGTAAGCTTATTCTCACTAATAGCGCCAGCCTGAATAGCTTCCCATTCACGGTATGTTATTTTAATGGTCTCTCTTTTTGCACCAACCGCAGCACGGGCTTGAGTAAGTGCCTGCTGACTGGCCTTCTTTATTTCGCCACTGGTCATGCCTGGATTGTCCTGCTTTTTAGCAGCCACTACAGCATTAGCCATGGTTTGAGCCTGTCTTTCGCGAGGAGCATTCTTAAGAGCCACATTGAGCTTAGCATTTAGGGAGTCCACCTCAGCCTGATAGGTCTCTTTGGCAGAAGCTGAATACGGAACCTTGCCGGTAGCTAATATTTCGAGGCGGGCTTGATTTCCAAGGGCCTTCATTTTATTAGCATAGGTAGCATAAGCTCTTTCAACTGGGGTGTCAGCTTCGGAAACAAGGGTAAAGGCATCCTTAGTTTCAGCCATTTTTGTAGAGGGCTGGGTACGAACTTTGGTTTTACCCGTACGCTTGTCTGTGTAAATAGGGTCATCTACATTTTTCCAAATCTGTTCACCTGTTTCTTCATCAATACGGGGGCTTCCTTGACGCTTTACCACCGATACCTCTGATTTCGCACGGGATATTAAAGTGGATGCGCCCTCATGATATCTTCCATCCTCATCAACAGTACCTTGATACTTCTTTTTCAGCGAGGCAATACCATTGTCGATTTCACTTTGCTTATAATCAAGCTTGTGTTTTTCAGCATCGATAACGACCATGCTGTGACGAACTGCTCTTGCAAGTTCATCTTGAGTAGCCCCTTTTAAGGTCATGTCTGTAATAAGGTTAGAAACAACACCCATTTCTTTCTGAGTGTTTCTCATGAGTTTGAAAGAGCCCTCAGGTTTGCTGCCATATTCCAGTTTAGGGTCAAATCCCTCAAGACCTTTAAGCGGCGGAGTAGAAGTAATCTTTACTTTACTCTTACTGGAATTACACGGAATAACCATAACTGTATCACCATCGAAGTCTGCACCTGACAGACGCTCTGCAACTTTGCTGTTGATACCAATAGCATCTTTAGGTGTGTTGCCCAATACTCTTCGAGCCTCAGCCTGTTTGTTATTAACAGTCAGGATAGGAATCTCGAAAGTACCGCCATGAGGATAGCGAACTAATGCTACAGTTTCACCATTCTTATAGTTAGGTGCATAAACCTCATTGTCTTTCATCGAAGTAATAGGAAGAATAACCTGATACTTCTGACGAGGTAATGCAGCAGCCTGAAGATGTACAGCAGCAGAATCGCAGTCATCTGCAAAAGACTTCAAAAGCGACTTCTTAACAGTTGGATTGGTCAAAGCACAAATCTCATCAAATTCAGCCATCTTATCAGAAGCAGCTAAATTAAGCTGTTTATTGACCAAAGACAAGCTCTGCTTAGATAAGAATTGAGAAGGAAGTTTATCAGCCCATTCGCCCCAATCGCCTTCTTCAGCACGCTTGTTAATAAGAGAAAGCTGTCGTTCGCCATTCGCATCAATGTAATAGCTCTGACCGCCGGCTTTGATAAGGGAACCAAAAGGATTGTCAGGGTCATCTTTGATCTTCTTCATGACATCCTCTGGAGGAGTGCCTTTTTTCTTGTTGGTGTTAAATCGAACATCAACACCGGGAGGAAGATCATCAGAGTAAACCGCCATTCCTTTTAAGTATCTGTTTCCGTCTACCAAAATACGAACCTGAGCATAATGGGAATCGCCAAGAGAAAGGTCATCCACACCACGGCGAATTTCAATTACGCCATCTTTGTGAATTCCACCGTCTTCTGCATAGCAAATTTGCATACGCTTAGAATCCATACTCTTAGGATAAACGAATTTGTCGAATGTCTCGCCGCCATCATGGGACACATAATCTCTCACGGAATGAACATTTTCAAAATTATAAATCTCTTTGTGCTCAGTTCCGGGAGGGCAAAGGACTTTGATGTTTGTCTGTTTACCAGGGTTTGTTACTTGGGGAACGCCGCCGCCATAAATCGGATAACCTTCCATTTCCAAAATATAAAGAGCCTGGTTCATCTTTTCCTTAGAAATACCAAGCTCTCTTTCAACACCTGTACCGACATCGATCATGCCTTTTTCTGCTACTTGCTGTTTGAGAAAATCAGCAGTTGTTTTAGCCTGATTCATGCGAGCTTCAGAACTCTCATTTAAGAGAGAACGAACAGACGAATCATTAGCAAAGCCCATTTTGTCAGCGATTTCATTCAAACTATAGCCTTTTTCTCTAAGAGCCTTAGCTGTAGCCACATCTTGGGATCTGCGTTCATCCTTAGCCAGACTCATTTGAGTTCTGAACTGAGTTGTACTCAAACCCATAGACTTAGCAATAGCGACTTCGCCTGTATAAGTTTTTCCATCCTTATCAGTAAAAGTGAAGTTATTACGCTTCATCTCTTCTACTCTAGATAGAAAGTCGCCGCTATGCTGATAAGGGTTATCACCCGAACCCCACGGATAACGACCGGAACGACGCGGCATTCCATAGTGCATTAGCATTTCTTCCACAATGGGATTCATGGTTTAACCCTCCTGTTCTTTTACTTTTCTGATAACTCTGTCGAAAGTGATAATCTTATCCATGATTGGAACAATATCTTCGGCAGTCGGCGTATGATATAGAATTTCATTATTTTGATACAAACGAAGTTCCATATCAATATTTGCTGGTTTCACTTTGTATTCCAAACAAAAAAGAGCAGCATATATTTCAAGCTGCTCCATATGCGCCGGGACGACGCCCGTTTTAAGATCGTGAATACGAAGTGTGTTATTGCGAAATACAATAGTGTCTGCGGTGCCAAAACAATTCTCGGAATAGAAAAGAATCTGTTCCGGAACCATTCTGAAACTAATTGCGTCATTGACATACATGTTCAATGTCTTCTGTGACTTAGGAAGTTTTTGTCCTAATCGAATACACTGACATGCAAAGTCATGAAGCACAGTTCCTCGTTGTGTAGCCAAGAATTTGGAATAAGACTCGGCTACTTTAGTTTCATCATAATTGATCCAATGGTATTTGCTGGCACCAAGAAAGGCGTGTTGCCCTTCAAGATTTGAATGATTGTTGAAGATCATGCAGCACTTCCTCCTTGTTTTCTGGACAAATGAATCTGGAGAAAGACATCTCGTTCATCTTGCCTACATAGTATTCTTGGTTGGGTTGCTTTTTTGCGCCAGCACTTTGCTTGCATTCCAGAGTTGCCCATTTGTTCTTATACAAGATGAGCAGATCAGGAATACCCTGCAAATATCCCGAATCACTTTTCATTACGATGCAACCGGGAAAGAGTTTTTTAAGCTCTTTAATGAGATTCGCCTGAAATCTACTTTCGAGCATACCAAACGAGCCTCCTTTCAATGCAATTTGGTCAAAACCGAAGAGAGAATGTCTATTAAAAATAGCCTTTTTACTCCTCTCTTCATAAAAGGGGATGTAATTTTCGCGCGGCACAAAAGGCAATAAAAAAGACCGAGACACCATTTTTAAGCATCTCGGTCGATTCTATTTGAGTTGTTGGATTAGCTGTTGTTTCTGAGATATCTAATCAATATCCAGATCAGCCATAAGCCTCCGGTGCAAAACACCAATATGAAGTCAAGCAGTAGTCCGCCAAAACCACGCTTTTTAGTTTTATTCCTGCTCATTGCAAGTTACCTCTTCTTTCTCTTTCTTTTTGAATACGGGAATCTTTTGAATTCCTCGCTTAGCAGTATCAACTGCATCAGTCATTGCTTGTTTTGTCTTTTCCTTTCGCTCAGCCTGTTTAATGAGTTTGGCTTCCTGCACTTCCGCTTTATGTTTTTCTGAAAGCTCGTAAAGTCGCTGACTCTCATCGATAACTTCTTGAGTAACATACTTCACTAAAATGCTTGTGCCTCTCTCAACTTTCTGTTTAGCCTTAGGATGTGACTTTATTACTTGAGTGTCAAAACAAGTTCGATACTTTATATCAGCATCTGAAACAGCAGCCTTGATAAGAGTTGCTTTCAAACCACAACTCTCAAGTATCGCTACAGCCTGTTCAATAGTCAGAGGATATTCTTTAGAATATAACTCCGGAACAGCAACAAGCTTCTTCCTTTCCTCGATCGATTTATCTGCATAATCTCGAACAGCGTCAATCGCAGGTTTGACTAAAGGTAATACAGACGCAGCCATAGTTATACCAGCAGCTATTCCGCCGACATTCTTGTTAGAACTTTTCTTCTCGCTCATACTCATATCCCTTTCCGAGGGCATTAAAAAAGTGCGCCCCCACAACGAGAGACGCACCGAAAAAGTGCGCACCTCATTGTTGCCACACAATCTCAAGCCGCAAAGGACAAATGAGTAAAGAGAGAAAACACTTTTTACCAAAGTAGTCTTCCCTTGCGAACTTGAAAAATATTAGATTGTGTGGCAAATACATTATAGCACATTCCACGAAGAAAGAAAAGGACTATTTGTAAATATTCTCTTGACAAACGACCGATTTTGTGCTATGGATTTTTGCTCGTGGCCAAAAGCCCACTTTACTTGCCTTATTTATATAAATACTAAAATTTTTTATCGCAATTAAATAAGAAATAAAAGTGGGCAAGTGGGCTTTTTTGCAATCGCAGATAGACAAATTTGCGCAAATCGGCCAAAATCGGGCAAAAAAGGCCCAAAAAAGGCCGTTTTCAGAAAATGCCTCCAAAATTTTCTGCCCACTTTTGGTTTGCAAAAACGGGCAAAAGCCCACTTTTTTTGGCCATTTTTCTGAAAAATCGTCCGTACAATTCTTCAAAGCCCACATAAAACCGGGCAAAGCCCACTTTCAAAAACTCAAAAGCGGGCGTGAAAAATATCCTAACGCCACACACGACCGGTCTTCTTATCAATCAATACTACCCGACCCTCAATCTCAAAACCTGCCAATTCGCACAGATAGAATATCGTATGTAGCAGCTTATGAAATCTTTCATCTTCTTTATCAATGTTCCGAAGTGCCTCAAAAGCAGTAGGGTCGGAATATCCTTCCGAGTTCTTTCTCGGATTGTTGTTGGGTGCCATAATGTATTCGCTCCTTTTCTTAAATCTTTTTCATGATCGTCACTCCTTCTTTAAGACTCGTACGGACGTCGATAATCCTTTGATTTCGGCTACCTCTAAAATCCAAATCAAGAGAACGCTCTTCAAATATGAATGGACCGTCCACCAGTACATCAAGATTTTGTAGCAACTCAAGTGCATCACCTCGTCCGTACAATTCTTCAAAAGAAAAACCAGTGTAACACCAAACTGTCAAGCCCAAGTCCTGAGCTTTCTTAGCAATGATGCTACACTGGTCGATCTGACAGAATGGCTCCCCACCAGAGAGAGTAATTCCGTCAATGTATTTTTGTTTTTTTTCAATGTCAGTAAGAATATCATGGATAGCTACGACCTTACCGCCATCAAATGAGTGTGTCGAAGGATTGTGACAACCAACACAATGATGGGGGCAGCCTTGTGTGAATATCACATAGCGAATGCCTTCACCATCAACAATGGACTCAGGCGTTATCCCCGAAATCCTGATTGACTGTGTGCTTGACACGATCTCGTTCCTCCGCTCTCTTTGCATCATTCCACTTGTCCAGCGTGCCTACGAGATAACCGGTAATACGACGGATGCGCTCAAAAGGAACATCATTCTTCAGAATATAAGTGAGAGTAACTTCATCGTCATTCTCAACTTCGATCTTCAGACCGATGAGTTTTTCACCGTACTTGTCTTGTGCCATTTTGACATAGGCGTCGATTTCTTTCTGTTCGAGAATACCATTTTCAACTCGTACATTCATTACTTGATCCTCCTAATTTTTTCTTTTATTTCGACGTGTTCAGTTCGTCCGCAACAAGGACAAACATCATTGATAATACCGTTGTAACCGCACAGAGGGTCACGATCGACAGGGTGGTTAATAGAACCGTAGCCAATACCTGCTTCTTTCATATGGCGTACAATGCGTTCAAAAGCAACGAGGTTCTTAGTGGGATCGCCATCCAATTCTACATAGGAAATATGACCAGCATTCGTAAGAGCATGGTAAGGTGCCTCAATGTCAATTTTCTGCATAGCAGGAAGCTGATAATAGACGGGAACATGGAAGCTGTTGGTGTAATATTCACGGTCAGTTACACCTTTAATCACACCGTACTTAGCTTTATCTGCTCTAAGCAGTCGTCCAGACAGACTTTCAGCAGGAGTAGCCAGACAAGTCACATTCATGTGAAATTTTTTAGACTTCTTATCACAGTAATCTCGAATATAGCTTACAATTTGCAGGCCAAGTTTCTGAGATTCTTTACTTTCACCATGATGTTTTCCTGTAAGGGCTACTAGACACTCTGCAAGCCCACAGAAGCCGATAGAGAGCGTTCCGTGCTTCAATACAGCTCTAACTTCGTCGTCCGCACCTAGCTTGTCAGAATCCATCCAGACGCCTTCTCCCATGAGGAATGGGAAGTTACGGGCTACTCTGGAAGCCTGAATTTCATAACGGTCCAGAAGCTGCTCCATAGCTTTGTTCAACATCTTACGAAGAAGATCAAAGAATATTAACATCTCACCCTTGGACTCAATAGCCAGACGAGGAAGATTGATCGAAGTGAAACTCAGATTACCTCTACCAGGAGCAACCTCACGAGTTGGGTCATAAATATTACCCATAACTCTCGTACGGCAGCCCATATATGCCACCTCCGTTTCGGGGTGTCCAGGCTTGTAATATTGGAGGTTAAAAGGTGCGTCAATGAAAGCGAAGTTCGGGAAGAGTCGTTTAGCACTTACTTTCATAGCCAGTTTGAATAGATCGTAGTTCGGGTCTTCAGGATTATAGTTTACACCTTCCTTAACTCTGAAAATCTGAATCGGGAAGATAGGTGTTTCACCATGACCCAGACCTGCTTCAGTAGCAAGCAGAAGCTGTTCAATAGCCAGACGACCTTCCCAAGAAGTATCAGTGCCGTAGTTAATTGAGCTGAATGGAACCTGTGCACCTGCTCTGGAATGCATGGTGTTGAGGTTGTGAACAAAGCCTTCCATTGCCTGGTAAGTATCACGAGTGGTCTTCTCCATAGCATAATCGAGAATCCATCGTTCATTCCACTGAGCATCCTGTCCGCAGAGATCATCAGCAATCTTACGAGCTTCCTTGAGGTACTTCAGGTAAGTGTACTTGACACCCTCAGCCATAGCGTAATCAAAATCAACTACAGACTGACCTCCGTGTTGGTCATTTTGATTGGACTGAATTGCAATAGCGGCAAGAGCAGCGTACGAACCAATACTCTTAGGAGCTCTTAAATGTCCGTGGCCGGTGTTAAAACCGTCCTTAAACAGTTTACGAAGCTCAATCTGTGTGCAGGTAGTTGTCCAGGCATAGAAATCGAGGTCGTGTATATGAAGCCAACCAGAACGATGAAGCTCCGCAATTTCGGGTCGTACCAAGTATTCAAGATTGTATTCCTTGGCACTATTGGCGCCGTATTGAAGCATTGCGCCCATTGGTGAGTCGCCGTTGATGTTGGCGTTATCTCTCTTTAGATCACTGTCTTTAGCCTGAAGAATCGTAATACTATCAAAGATAGATTTTACTTTTTCTCCAAATGAATTTTGCATAGTGAGGTCCTCCTTCAGATATCATTTTTTGCGCGATGGAGGCTATGCTCTGTATCGAAGCCATCAGGGTAACGAGCACGAAGCTTGTCCACATTCATCTGCATGATGGTTTCAAGATCATAACCGATAGCGTCAGCACTCAGCGCCAAGTACCACGCAATATCACCAAGTTCCTTAGCAATATGCTCCCGGTCAAGCTCATGCCCCTGAAACAGGTGTTTTTTCAGAATATCAATACACTCGCCAGCCTCACCATTCAGCCCCATAATGCCGTTTTGAAGCTGTTGGAAAGGGGTCAGAGACTTGTTAGCTGTGCGAAGAGCATTTTTCTGGTATTCGTTGATTGTCATACATCAATTCTCCTTACTTTAGGGTAAAAAATAAGAGCCAAGGTTTAATCCTTAGCTCCTATTTAAGTATTATTTTTTCTTGGACTCGTGATAGACCCAAGCTTTGCAAACCGTTTCCTTACACTTCGGATAATCAGGTCGTCCGCACTTATTGCAGATGAGTTCTTCTCGTCCGAGGTCCGGTATGTCTTCTTCAAATTCTTTGATGACTGTTGTCCAAGTTCCATCTTTCTGACGAACAGGACACACCATCTTGGATTTGACTTTCACAGGCATCGCCTCCTTACCCGAGTATATTATACCACAAAATACAACAAAAGTAAAAGGGCTTGTTACGGCCCCTTTACCTTTGAAGTGAGATGACTTAAGAAATCAGAATCGTGTAGCGTTCTTTCAGACTCTCAAGCAAGTCATCGTTTGCTGCAATACTGATGTGGAACTCAATTTTGTTCTTGTCGTTCAACACGACTTGAACTATTCCTTGAATTCCTTCAGCAAACAGCATTCTCAAACAAGTGCCGAGTTGTCTGTCGTTCACTGCCAGAAAATAATTCATAAGCGTTACCTCCTTTCATAATAGGGGATGTAATTTTCGTGCAGTTAGAAGATGCCTTCTCTCGGAGTAGCTACTTCAGGTTGATGATAACGGCAGGTAACAGAAATATCACTGACACAATCGATGTTTACGACTTTAGTCATTTTCATTCTGTCATCCTCGCGTTCGTGCACAGTTGCCTCATTGACTGCCTGAATTGCTTTGAGAAAATTGTCTTTATGCTTGCAGACAGTTCGATGAACACAATGCGTGCAAGGTGTTTCTCTTACACCATCACTCATGTTTTTTCTCCTTTCTCCGGAAGATCTCTTTAATCTTCCATTTGATGATGTACCAACATTGCTCTAATGCACTGACTTTACGGTAAGACACTTAGTCCTCATCCTTTCGGCCAGTGATGAGTTCGCTGTAAGGCAGTTCTTCAATCCAGTCGCAGAAAGTATGCCACTCATCGAGCTTATGGTTACGACGCCACTTATAAATGCCGACCAGAACCTCATAGTTCAGCATAATAGTGCGCTTCTGATTGTAGGAAGAAGGCAGGAGCTGGATCATCTGCCACCAGTATTCTTTTGCTTTTTCAGCAGCATTTGGAACCTTTTGGCTAACCATATCCAGATAACATAGACGAAAATAATTCAACATTTGAATAGTCTGGTTAAGTTGCCCCATAGGAGAATAGTAGCAGGTATTTCCATCTACATCGATTGCCGCTACATGTGTCATGGTGGTCATCAAATGCTCGCAACTAAAGTCATCCAGAGTAAACTCCTTAGCTGCAATCTTGTGCATGGTAGAACAGCTATTAGCGACAGTGCCTACCTTGTATGTATCAAACTCCTTCCACCAATAGAGAGGAGCCGTAATATCAACATACACAGCGATCATACGGCGATACTTAGCATGAACCGGACCACCTTCAGCAAGCTGAGACATCAGAGTATAGTCATTAGGACCGAGATCATCAAATGTCTTAACAGTATCGTGAGGCCAGTCTTCAAGCTCGTGTGGGGTGAACACACTGTCGCTCTTGGCCCAGCTATTCTTAGGATTGCGCATACCTCGAATAGCGTGCTCCCAACCGACAATCTCGGTATTTTCCAGTTTCAACATATTAGATCACCTCGTTCAGATTAGGATCATAACGACCGACATAGCCATCATTGTCATAGATGAGACGGTAACCATCGGGAAGCTCCGGATAGTATCTTCCATTATCGCCTTCGCAGTCGACAATTTTCTTCAGGGTGATAGTAGCAATTTCGTTATTCATGATTTTCTCCTTTCATTTCACAGGCATTTTCAACTCGAATCTCCAAATTATCGGGCACAACCTGAGCATCGCAATAAGGCGGCAGGATAATGACTCCTGTTTTGGCAGACTCTCGAATATAATTAGAGATGTTGTCCATCTCTTTGGGGCGTAAGAACATATTGACTTTTACTACGAGAATATCAGCCATCACTTATCCTCCTTGACATACTTATCAAGGATCTTCTTAACCTTGGAAGTGGAACCGAACATCTTCTTAGTAACGGCAGCACAGAAACCTACATACTTGTCGTAGTGGTCGCTCTCTCCGCAAGTAGCAATAGTTTTAGTGCCATCTTTCCACAGAATGATAGTCTTGGGACCGCTGAAAATAACCTGTTTGATAGCATCATCTACAATGACGCCAGCATCAGGAATCACAGCAAGGAACTTCTCCTTGAACCAGAACACACCGTATTCGCTGTCGGGATTGGTGTAGCCCTCAATCTGAACGCCAATTTTATCTTTATAGTTTTTGCGCACGATGCCAATCTGACCAATAAAGCGATTAGCATAATCAGCGCCGGGCATAATAGCCACTTTAGTACCAGCAGTAATCATTTTTCTTCTCCTTTCAAATTTTACCCATCAACTGGGGCATTCTGCGAACCCAATAAAGCTGGAAACCATCCTTGACGATAGGTGTAGCACCGTACTTCTTTTCGAGAAGTCGTACAATGGCATTCCACTTCTGGTTCATTTCCTTAAGCATATCAGCGATAGCAGCAGAGCACTCTTCGGCATCAGAAGACACAAGAGCCTGTTCGTACTTAGTAAAGTAGTCTTTAGCTTTCATTTTTTATTCTCCTTTACAGAATCCACATAATAAACTTGACGGTGAGGGCAATAACGATTGCAGCCACACACATACAAGCGATAAGACCAAGTGCTTCTCCAATAACGTAGGAGAGATTTCTTACAGGCTTGCGTCCGTCCAACCGCTTAGGTGCCTGTTCGGATATATTCATGATTTCTTGTGCTTTCATTGGTGAACCTCCTTTTTATTCATAGTTATAAGTTTCTTGTAAATATCAATGGCTTCTTGACCCTGGAACGCATTGACAATATCGACTTTGCCGTTTTTCTGTCTGCCGACGATGAGAATGCCAGTATCTTCGCCTTGCGTGAAATCAACACTCACAAGCAGACATTCATTTACTTTCAGATTGTTCATGATTTGCCTCCTTTTCTATCCGAGTCAAATATCGTTTGAGATTCTCACATCTTTTTCGATATCTGCATCGGACTACAGTATCAGTCATAATGACTTCCTCAGAACCCAAGTAATACTTTTCGGGCTTTTCAACATCAGGCTCAAAATCTGAACAAGCATGACAGTATTCCTGAATCTCCAGTCTAATCATTTTTTCTCCTTTCGGTTAAGCAGCCTTGGCCGCTATTCTTTGAGGCTCGTACTTAAGCGTGCTCTTCGAGTAGCTGCTGACATACTTGGTTTCATTGAAGTTGCGCTTCTCATTCAAAGCTCGACTGATAGCCAAATCGATAGCAGAACGAGATTTCAGATGATAGTAGTACAGATCTTTGAAAGGCGTATTAAGCCTGTCCGTTCGACCTGCTGACTGCTTCATGATTTTGTAAGAGTAGTTCTGTGAGTAGAAGACAATAGTGTCCGTACTTATGCAGTTCCAACCCTCAGCTCCAGCATTGTACTGAACCAGATAGACCCAGCTATCACAAGTAGGAATAGGCTGGTGTTTATGACCGTTCCACTCCGCGATCTCGACATTCTCGCCATAGTAAGCGTTTTTCAGAATATCAAGCTCATAGTCGAAGTTGTAGAATACGATCATCTTTTGATGTTTTTCGAACAGCTCCAGAAGAGCAATCAGTCTTGAATCATCCTCATTGACAATGCGGCGCCAAATATAACAAAGCTCACTGGCAGTAGCGATAGGCTCGTTCTTATACGGATTCCATCGCTTTCGACCAACGTCTTTGTATTTGGAAATGTCGTACTGTACATATACATCTTCATGGTGCGAACAGGTTTCTCTCTGGAAATCCATCTCCACCAGAATAGAGTTGCGAAGTCGGATGAGTCGTCCAACATTCAAATATCTGTCTACCTTGGGGTACTTGCCATTTACCCAAGTCATGACCATGTGCTGATCTTTGAAAGCTGTTCGGTTCTTATAGAAACCGTTAGCCACAAAGACCGGAATATAGTCCTCCCAGGTATCACCAGGAGTAGCTGACAGTAGAATCCACTCGTTGAACTTAGCGATTTTCAGAAACGCTTTTACCCATGCTCCAGAACCAACTACTCGCTGTTCATCAAATATAAAGAAAGCGTCCGTAACCGTTGCGTACTTACCAATGTTGTTCCATGAGTCCACAACAATCTTATTGGAATATGCGCTGACTTCCGGATGAGTAGAAAGAAGGAAGGGTGAAAGCTCACCCTCCCATTCCAAAGTATCTCTTTTTCTCGCAGTGGTGATGATATAAAGATCTTTTGGGGTACCTGGCATTCGAACATAATTCTCCGTACCCAACTCACCACCATTTTGCTTGTAGTAATAAGATAGTGCCGTTCGAGATTTGCCGCTACCAACGCCTCCGCAGAGAATACAGCCATTTTTCATTCTGTTGACAGCGTCAAGTTGGTAGTCTCGAAGAGATATGCCAGCCATTTACATCCCTCCGAATAATCGCCTCATTGACCATGTTGGAAAGAAGTACATCGGTGTATACCAGTAATTCTCTTTAGAGTCGTTAACGGTTATCGGGTCTGTAAGTGAATTGCCGACTTTGACGCACCCAGCTACTCCAAGAAGAGATAGCTGAATATAACACATCAAAGCAACAGTCATGTCGATGTCCTGAGCCACGACAAGAATATGGTTCTGGTAGTTGTAACCAGCTTTTTCGAGTCGTTTTTTAGCAGCGTGAACACCGGCAATTAAAGTTGCTCCAGCTCCGCAACACGGGTCGTTGATGGTGATGTAACCCTCTTTCTCGATTTTCAAAACAGAATCTTGCATAGTTACTTCCGCCATCAATTCGCATATATGATATGGTGTAAAGAACTGACCATTGTGTTGATTACCAAGATTAAGGGACATATAAATACTGCCCAAGAAGTCTTGCTCAGGATTGTCCTCCAAAGCCATGACCGTATGGGCAGCGAGTTCCGAAAACAGGGGCTGTTCCTGTTTGTTGTATTTTTTGATGGTTCGTAAATATAACGCCTCTCTATCATCATAGTGTTGTTTGTCCATCGGATTAGATAAGGCGCAGGCGTACATCACGATAAAGTCTCTCCACACATCCCAAGAGCGATGCCGATTGGTCAGTTGATTGAATACCCGAAGAAACTCTTTTTTGGAATCGATTTTCTGTTTTTTCTCAACTTTTTTTGGTTCTTGCACCTCCTGCTTCGGTGGTTTAGGCAATGTTTCTATGGGTTTTGGTGGAGCAACTTTTTGAGTTTTTCGTTTAGGCTTTTTCTTTTGCCAGAACACTAAACATCAACCTCCTTGTTTCTTTTCTCCTTTCGGTGAATGATGAAACGGAGAGCTGTTTCCTATAGCCTTAGGACATTAACTGCTGGCAATAGCAGACACTCTCCATATCATCTTAGTTCATATCCTCATCGTTTTCGGGATTGAAGTTTACATCATCGTCGGGATCATGCATAATCTGACCTCTGCGAGCATGACGAGCCAGAATGGGATCATCTTCGATACGCTGGAATACCTCCAGAGTCTTGATATACAGGGACTTACCGCGTTCGCTCTCGTACTTATTCAGCACAACATTGACACGGTCAATCCATGCGTAGTCGATGCAGTCAACAGACTCCTCGTCCAGCTCGGTAACGCTGTCCTCAACCACGAGCAGAACCTTAGGCGGCCACTGCTTGGGCTCACCGTTACGATTACGATAAGCCAGCTTGATGACTACATAGTAGGTAGGAACGAATTCCTCTTCGTTGCCCTCCCTCGGCTTAGTCATCTTGACATTGAAACCTTCGTCAATAAGCTGACGAGCCATAGCAATATCCGGAATCACAAGATTTGCCTTTCTTTCAGCGCTACCATACTTGTCACGGTTGGGATCACCGGAAAAGTTGGTGCTGAAGATAAAACGGGTGTTTTCTACAAACAGATTATTGGTTCTCATGATTAGTGAATCTCCTTTCATTTTTTGCGTTTATCACAAGGAAATGGGCATTGCACAAAATATAAATGAGCAACACGATTCCAATGATTAAAGGTATCAAGGTTCTCACCTCACATCAAAAGGCGTACTGTCATCCTCCTCATGGGGTTCTCCAGCCCCGAACCAGGGCGGAGTATGGTCAGAAATAAACGGTTCGTCAGCAACAAAGCGTTCGAAGTCGCCATAAGAAGACAAAGACTTTACAGCCTCATCGACCAAACCGTTATAATAACTGCGGTCAATATCGTCCTGCTTACCAAGTTCTCTGACCATTTCGGATTCGAGCCAGCGATATCCCTTAGAACCAGTAGCTGCGGCATAGCCTTTTTCTTTGGTTTTCTTGTTTTCGGTTTCACGAAGCAAGAGACCACCACCACAGCCAGGTTTGATAGGACAGAACTGACCGACCTTTCCAACGAAATGATAACAATGCCCCTTAGCGATTTCAGAAGTAAGCTCTTCAATGCGAGCACACTCTGATTCCATAGGTTCTCCCATTCGATTCGGGTCAGTGATCTGTTTCCAGAGCTTCTCTTTTTCAGCTTCCAATTTCGATACATCCGGCAAATCCTCGTTCATATCAAGATAGAGAGCCGAAGTAACCGACTTGGTTTCGCACATATCCTCGAACTCGATGCTTTCTCTGGAGAAGAGTTTCTTGAACACATAAGGAACCTGGAACTGAGTGCCAGTCGCAGTCCATTCTCCAGCGTGCTTACCATCCTTGTACTTGGCAATATACACAGCATCGTTCACCAGACACATACGGTCGTATGTAGCCTCATGTTCGAAGTTGTAGCCATAGAGCTTACCGTACTCCATAACAAAGTCGATGATTGCCGGAGTAGCATCGGGAATCTTAATCGAGTCTGTCTTAATATGGGCAACAGTAAAGCCTCGCTTCTGGACCTCATGTTTGAGGTTGACCATAAACAAGGCTCCGCGCTTAGCTACAATATTATCTTTGTTTCGAGGATCTCTGAAGGGATGTTCAAAGCTCGCCGAAGTCAGACCGTACACCGAGTTAATAGCAATTTTCAGTGCCTGTGCCAAATCAGCCGCAGCGGATTCGTCCGTCAGATACTTAGCCAATGCTCCATTCAGCATCTTTTTCGCTTTATCGAACTCTTTGTGCTTGATAGCGATACGAGCCTGAAGAATATCATTGAATCGCTTGGTGTACTCAGGGCCAAACAGGTCTTCGGCAACAATACTGCTCGGATGCATTGAAGCAATGTCAAGTAGTGCGATATTACTGTACATACCCGGCTCGGCATAAACATAACCGCCCTCACCGACTTCTTCTCCTCGATAGATAGACTTACCTGCATCGTAGGTATAACCGGGAAATACAGGACGCTTGTTTTTATCAAACGCCGTGTATTCATCGTAGTCATCTACTCTGAACGGCAGGTCTGCATTCGGGTCGAAGATGGTGCTTTCATCGCCCATAAAGCGATAATTGAACTGATCCTGAGGCTTTCTGTTATTACCGAAAATGATCTTGGTTGTAAGAGAGTTGGTCGTATCATTGACAGTCATTCCGGCAACATCAGCCAGAATCTGTCGAGCCGTGAAGTCAGCCTTACGAGCATTGAAAGTTGCTTCGGTAGCAATAACATCGTTATCACAATATTCAGCAACCTTAGTCCAAAGCTCTTCAGGAACGGGTTGATCCCAAGGAAGACCAAGCTCCTGATGGTGCAAGCCCAACTCAATCTCGAACTTCTTCAGAGACTGCTTTTTACTGGAGAAGTCATAAACATCTGTATAAGAGACATTATAGGCTTCACCAAAGAAGCAGTTTGAATTGCCGTTGATGATCTTGTTGGACAGGTTAAAGAGCTGTTCATTTGTGTACCCCATGAGTCGAGCATACAGAATATGATTATCGTATCTGCGGCAGTTAAAGCCAACCAGACGGAATCTCATCAGTTCCTCAATCTCAGAGGGAGTGGGGTTAATCATACGAACAACGGGCTTACCCTCGCCTTCGATCTTCCAGTTGACAAGGAAGAGGTTCGGGAATACCTCAACATCGTAGAATACGAGTTTAGCGTCGTCGTTTTTTATCCCGGCAGATTGTTCAGCAGACTTGAACTGCATCTTATTAACGAGCTTGATACAGTAATCTGCCTGATGCGTGCTGCTTGCAGCGAAAGCCAACACAGCATTACGCATATCGGTTACATCATACTTAAGGTCGCTTGCATAAGCTTCCTCAAGAATTTTGTAAATGAAGTCGATACTCGGTTTAGTAGCCGGATGGTACTCCTTATTCAAGTTTCGTTTGATTTGGGTTCTAAGACCTTTCTCGCTCTTCACTCCTTCAAAATTTATCACTTGCTTTTCTCCTTTCAGTGGCAAACCAGAGTTGATAGTAGCGATTGGCAAATCATTACATTTAGTAAGCTTTCGTCTAAGCGAGCTTTTACCGGTGAAGACCTTAACCTCAATATGGTCATCATAGACTCGACTCAACTTCGTCGGGTCTCCGGAGTAAATATAATGAAGGTGGATGCCCTGCCCACTTTTACTGAGTTCAGCGTATGTAGGCGGCCATTTGCTTGCCTCTTTGAGATTCAGTTCAAAAGATTTGTTACCCTCTCTATCCTGAATATCAAAGTCAATTACAATATGGTTTTCCGGGACTTTTACATAATGGATTCTTGAAGTGTTCAGTTCGCTCAGCTTCGAAGTTACCTCATCCCATTTGGATGTGGGTGTCTCCTTAGCAGTAGCATACTGTGCAGGACAGTCAGCGCACTCACGGTCAAAGACCGAAGTTTGTTTCAAGAACTCGATTTGTCTATGCTCCGGTTCGTTTTTTTCAACATCTGCCGGCTCTTCAAACTTCTCAGTTCTAAATCCTATATAATAGCTACGAACACGAGTTCCATCTTCGAGGTTGAAACGCTCTTTGTAATCCCGGAAGTAGTTTTTAAGTTCTTCCTTAAAGATTCTCTGTGAAAACGGGAAGGTTACTTTAGCCTCATCGCAATAGGTTTTATACATCTCCCACGAGGCTTTGAGAGTTGTCCCGTCCTCTCTCTTGAAGACATGGTAGGAATCAATGATGAAGTTGTAGAAATCATTAGATGCACCAAGCATAGTCACGGGAATATAATCATCGTACATACCCGGATTTGCCAGGTAAATCTCCTGACAATGGTAAGCAATCGCTCCAAGTTCAAATTCAATCTGCTTTGTGACCGCTTTGTATTCCTTGGGAGCCAACTTATTGCCGGAAGGGGACACATCAATCAGTCGTCTGATAAGACCCGATTTAGCGTCCGTAATCTTTACCGGCTTGTTAGTGCCCATGAACAGGAAACACTTGAAGCGGTTAGCATAGGTCGACTTGAACTTTTCATTTACCGTCATCAGCTCGTGAGAGACAAGGCTATTCAGTCTGGTATTATCCTCAATTCGTGACAAATCGCCATCGTGCTGGATGGCAACAAGAGGATTGGTCTTGAATGCCTCCAATGCAAACGAGTTGCTCGAAGAACCGAGAGCCTTTGCGTCAAACACAGAGTAATAGCCCTCGAAGAGCTGCTGGATGATGTTCAGAACAGTTGACTTACCCGTACCTGCTGCACCATAAAGAACCATGAATTTCTGCAACTTCTTCGACTCACCACAGACAATAGAACCAATAGCCCATTCGATCTTCGCTCTTTCCTCTTCGGTGTAGAGCGTAGACATGAGTTTATCCCATGCGTCTGTAGTCCCTTGTTCAAGGGGGTACTTCAGTCGTTTGCTTGCATAATCCTTTTTATTGGTAGGTGTATTCGAGAATATCAACTTCTCGTCCAACATATGGAACGAGTCTCTCATTTGCTTCTGACAGTATTTATGCCACGAATCAATCATTCCAGATTCGGAGTCCCACATATGCAGGACCTTGATGTTCGCGTCAAAATGCGTGCGATTTTCTTCTGCGTATCGGTCGAGTTCCCGGTCGATAAGCTGGAGCGCATCTTGCTCGTCCGTAGACCATAAACCTCGGTCTTCCAGCCAGATGGCATAGAAGTCAC